TCAGGAAAGATTGGTTCATCTTGTGGTCCTGTAGTGAGGTAAGGAAGGTTTGCTTTCAAGCGAATATTGATCCTGGAGATAGCATCGTTCATGTATTCAACAATGTTTTCTGCTGGTTCCTGCTCATCGGCTAAAGTGTTTACACGTTTAACTAAATCAGTAGTTAGCATAAGGTTCTCCTTTCATAGAAAAAAGAGAGAGGGAAAGTCCCTCCCTCTTTAAAGGTAGTTTATAGTAAAGCTTCGTCTCCGACTTTCGCTCCAAGGTTACGGTCTTCTCGAACGTCTCCTGAATCAATTGTCTGTAGAGAGTTAACAATAATTTCATGATAAGCTTCTGGAATCTCTTGGTCTTTACCGTTTACAGGAACATTGATTCGGACTCCATTGATCCATGCAGGTATAACCGTTCCAACTTTATCAGCCATTTGTTTAGGAATCATGATGTTTTTCTTTTTCATTTTACCTAGTTGGGCTTGAACTTGTTTCAGTTCATGCTCCATTTGTGCATCAGTAATTTTATTACCTGCACCATTTGCAGTATTGATGTTAATATTTGGTGCTGCTTGCACTGCTTCTAGCAATGATTCTTTTTCTTTAGTAGCCATTGTGTTACCTCCAGGTATAAAAGTAAGGGACCGAAGTCCCTCCTAATTAGTTAGTTACTGCGTGCTCGTAACGAGTGATTGCCGCTTCTTCCAAACGGATAGCTCCGAATGCGTTAAGCTTCCAACCAATTGTTTGACGTTGATCTAAAGGATCGGCAGTTCCAGCAGAGCCTAGAGATTTTACAATCGTCTTAGCTGTACCTTGTCCGCTGATTTCAGTAGTACCGTAAGCGTCTTTACCAATGAAGATAGCAGCATGTACGTCGATACCAGAAACACCTTTAGTTGTCATGATTTTCGCATTAACAACTTCTACGTAACGAACTCTGTGCATACGTCCGATTTCATTATCCATCATTGGTTTAATGTTACCACCGTAATCCATCATTTTTTGGAAGTCAGGATCGTCCATGATGTCATAAGCTGTATCTGGAGAGATGTAGCAAATGTAATCACCATTAGGTGTAAGTGGTTTAACAAAGTTTTTCTTGAATTGACGAACAACTTTACGAGCATCCTTGATTGTAAATTTATCAGCCGCTGTAATTGTAGCTGTAGATGTACGACCACCTGCAAAGCGAACGTTAGTACCAGCAGAAAGGATATCACGAATGATAATGTCTACTGTTTCTTTAGCTTGGAAACCTTGCTCAACTGTATAGCCTTTGATTACTGGATCAATTTCTTCGAAGTTTACACGGTCAGAGAATGACATGTAAGAACCATATTGTTCTACTGTACCAGTAATGCTGGTTTTAGTTGCAGCTTCGCCATCAGGTGTAATACCCTCTGTCAATGGTGTTAAAGCTGGAGCCAATTTACCAAGTTTACGGAAGTTAACTGTACGTCCGTTTCCTTGTGGAATAGGTTTCTTTTGAGAGAATCTATCAAAACCAAATTCCGATTGTCGAAGAATTGCTTGAAGCGCCTTGTCATAGAATGCAGACGGCTTAGTTGCCGGTGCTGTTGAAATTGCTGTAGTGTTCAGGTTTAATTGACCTGCGAAATGCTGAAGGTCGAAATTAGGCAATGCCTTTGTAAGACCTGAAATTTTAAATGTAGTCATTTAGCGTTCCTCCTAGTAAATTATAATCTATCTGAAGTACGCTTAAATGTAACCCTCCGCACGAAGTTGTTTCGCAACATCATCTACAGAGAAATCATCATTTGTAGCTGTACTAACATTAGAGTTAGTGTTATGTGGTTTAGCAGATTTTTTCTGACGTTTCTTTTTATCTGCTAACATCTTTTGTTTAGCTTCAGTAGTCTTCCGGTTCATCAGATTATCGAAGTTTGCTAGTTTATAAGCAGATTCGAAATCAACTGTAGGGATTCCCAATTCGGGATCGTGTAACCCTTTAGTTCCGATGAAGTCAAATACGGCTGCGATTTCAGTATCTTCAAGTCCGAATTTGTTTTTAACCTTCTCGACTTCTAAATTAAATTTGTCAGTAGCCGCTTGCTTTTTGAACTGTGCAAGACTAGCTTCAGTAGCGTTCAGCTTACGATAAACCTCTACCGGAATCTTTTCTGCCGCTGCTGCTTCAACTTCCAAGTCTTCCTGGTATGCCTTTTGAAATTGCTCTATAGTCATACCGTACTTGGCAGCGACTTGTTCAAGTAGTTTGTTCTGTGCTGCTAATTCTTCTTTTTCTCTGCGAAGTTGTGCAAAAGCTGCGTTCTCTTCTTTAGACTGTTTGGTTTTGGTGTTAGTATGTACTGTCTCGTCTTCCTCGTCAGTCTCTTCGTCTTCCTCTGTCTCATCGTCTTCTTCAGATTCAAAATCGTCTTCTTCAGTAGTCTCGGTTTCATCTACCCCATCTTCAAACTCTTCGTCCTCTTCATCCGATTCTGTTTCAGTATCAGGCTCTTCCCAACTAGCTTCAAAATCTGCTTGGAATTTATCAAGGTCGAAACCGTCTCCATCAGCGAACTCTTGTAAGTCTAGCTTTAACCATTTGTCCTTTTTCATTGTACTTCCTCCTTTGGTTCGGCACGTTGGCCCACCTACCTCATCCTTCAGACGGTGAAACTGAAGGCCCGTACAAACTGGAGATTGCTAGACTTTGCGCCCGTCTTGTTTAGTCACCTTGGCGAGAGGCAACAGCAGTCCCTATTGTTTGTCCGTTCTCTACTGTTAAATATACCCTGCCAAGTATAGAATAGTCAATAGAAAACTATTAAACTACTGGAGGCGGTCCTGAAGGGGGTCCTACAGGCGCACCACTTGGAGCGGTAGGCATTTCACCTAAAGGAATCTGCCCTGACTTGATGCCGGATATCTGCTGCTTAGCCATAGCCATAATTTCCTCTGGCGGTATTTGTCCATCAGCCATAGCATCAGCCATCATTTGAGAGACTTGTGTCAAGATGTCAATATCACTTTGCATCTCTTCTCTGTCCATACGTTCAATGATAGTTTTCTTATTCACCAAGTTTTTACCGTCAACCCATTCCTGCGGTGTGATTACTCTAGGAGTGATATTGTATTGGTATTGGTTTGTGAACATTAGATCCATTTCAGCATCACGACGAGCTTGTGTTACTGGAGCTTGGGAGCTCACATCTATTTCAAGATCGTACTCGATGTCTGCAAAATCAGCACCGATATAAGGCTTGAAGTCTTCCTGTTTCTCCTGGTCATTCTTAGAAGCAATACGCATCCAGCGCTCTTCTGTGTATTTAGTGGTGACGAAACCTAAAAGGAGTCTTGTCAATTGGTCCACGTATTCCTCTACGTCAAACATCTGGTCTTTATCACGCATGGTTGCTCGGTCTATCAAGCTATTAACACCGCCTGAAGTCTGAAGCGAACCTACAGATTGTCCCATGTATGCCTCATTCATGCCTGTTATTTCACGAATGTTTTCTTTAGCTGCTTCAGCTAGGTTAACTAAAGCCTGTGGTATCTGTGGCGGGTTCTGCCAGTACATGGCCTGTGAAGGATCGTTTCCGTTTGTTACCCATACTTGACCTGGAGCATATGCGTATTTTGTTACTTCTTTAGGATTAATACCTGAAGACTTTGTAACAACCCTCTGTGGATTCTGAAGGAGTGTACCAATCATGGCCATGATTCCCTCTACTTTATTGACAAGCTTTTGATTCTCCAGGATAAGAGCTGCCGTTCCGCGTCCCCAAAATTCTTGACGTTGCTTGAAGTCGTACAGTACAGCGAACGGATACATATTAGGTTCAAGTGGATCAATTTCTCCAACCACTTTATTACCAGCTACATATGTTACTTTATACTTCCAACCACCAATTTCCTCATCCGTTTCCACTTCTTCCATGACTGGCTCCAATTGCTGCGGTTGACCTGTAGTAAGGTCTATCTCTGGTTCCGGTTGGATTTCTGCTGGTCGTGTCTCCATAACCTTGTCCGTATTCCAGTACCGCTCATAGTGTGCATGAAAGTCGATTTGTCCAGGATCTTTTTCTTCATCCTCTTTGTAGTAATCACGATTGTACTCTTCCCCGTAATTATCTTTCTCTGAAGGTGTTT